GACCGGCCCAATCGTCGCCGCTGGCGCTGTTGAGATGTTCATCCCATCGACGATTGTGGGGGTGTTGTGCCACTCGCGCAGGTTCACGGCAGCGGCATAGGTTCCACTCAAATCGTTTGTCGGCACCGTAATGCCACCACCGCCGATTGGAGTTGGGAACCATATCTTCACGGCATACGTCCATCGGTTTGCTGCGTAAAGCGTTGCAGTGTTGATGGTCACCAGGACAGACTTGGTAGGCGCCTTTGCAAACGCCTCCATTTGCGCAAACTTGATACCGGCCGCGTTAGCCGTTGCAACCCGTTGAGTCTGCGCGAACCCGTTCATAGCGAACCTGGTCAGGCCGCCATACAAGTTCCCGTTGAAGATGGGGTTCTGGAAAGCCATTATGCGATTGCTAGTGGCTTGGGGTTAGTCAACGCGGCAAGATCCAAGGCCGACAAGATGCCGGAGAACGCCGATAGCGTGTTGTAGCGTTGCAGGAAAACCACCTTGTCGACTTGCAAGATTGGAACGGTGCCGATGGTAATGCCAGCAGTCAAGATCGGTTCGCCGGTGGGGTTTGGCGCCGGAATCTGCTCGAGGTGAAACCAGGCGTCGTACAGAAATGTGTGGCTCATCCGGTAGTAGTTGTCTTCCGGTGCAGTCTGAAAGCCTTGGTAAAGCAGAGTGCCAATTGGAAAGCCAAGGAACGCAGCGCTATTGCGGTTGCCGACGTACGAGGTGTAGGTAGCCCAATCTGGCTCAGCAGCTGGAGTCCCTTGCGGAAGCGTCCTGTCGTACTGCGTTTCAATGGTCACGAGTTGCTGAGGTACGTCGTACACCTTTGGTTTGCCGTTGGTGTCGACCTTATCGCCGGCAATGTCAACAGCCGCTGAAAAAACTACGCTTCCATTCGTTGGAAACGTGGGAGCGCTGCGGTACATGGCCGTAGATCGCACAACGGTCGCGCGTGTGCACGTGCAATACGAGCCGCCGTTGTCAAGCATTGTCCCGTTGCGGGTGCTCGCTCGATGCGTGACGATCCAAGCGTTCTGCCGTTCCCGTACCGGCTCAATGGAAACCTCACGGATAACCATTGTCTTGAGGTAAGAATTGCCGCTGTAGACGCCTGAATTTAGTCGGCTAGGTGGCGTGCCTGCTGCTACAAGGATCTGTGCTTCCGTTGGCTGAGTGCTCGCACTGCTCCATGTCATCAGATACTGCACGGTGATTGAAGATTCACCTGGTGTCTGTGTCAGGGAGTAACTGCGGCTATTTGCACGTTCTACAAGTGTGAATGACATTACGAGCCACCTTTCAAAATCCGATTCTGTTCGCGCATGAGTCGCAAGTTTTCTGCGTCAATGATTGCGTTCTTCACTTGTACGTCGCGGTTTTTGTTGTCGCTCATACCGGCCGTCATCTCTTGGCCCATCGTGCCAAGTTTGCCGACATCGACTCTGCCGCCTTGATCGAGAATGTCCGAATTAAGAAACGGCATATACCCTTGCAACTTTTTGAAGCGCGATTTGTTTGAAACAGGATCTATAAGGTTTTCAGGCGACTTCATCATCTCTGCTGCGAATGCCATCGAATCGTTGTACAAAGACATTGCATCTTGCTTTAGGCTTTCAAAGAACGCGATTTGTCCAGCTCCGTCTGCAACGTCTGTCTCCGCACGTCGTTGAATTCCACCACGTTTGGCGCGTTCCGCACCGGCTACGTCGATACCAAACGTGTTTGCCATGAATTCCTCGCGTCGCAATTCAAGCATCTTGGTTTGCATGATGCCTCGTTGCGCTTCAGGAGAGAAGCGCGTAGACATTGCTGCCAAATCAGTCATGCGCCGATCCATGATCCGGAATGCACCCATCAGCATTTGAAAGCCCATCTGCGCCATATTGAACGACGCACCGACAGCAATAGCGCTGGTCTTGCTGTTCAACTTAGCCAACTCGCGATTGGTTGCCGCCACGCCCTTGATGACGCCGGACGGATCAACTTCAGCGCGAATGACAGCCTTCATGCTCTTATCTGCCATAGGTTTCCTTCTTCAACCAAGGGATGCAGCGTTGCGGCTTTTGCCCGACAGCGTTGCACACCAAGGCCGTAAGCAGCCACTCGCACCGCTCAAGGGTGGTGAGTTCTGATTTGGCGATGAGTCCGCTCATGTTCATGCGTTGCTCGGCGTCTGCGATTCTCCAGAGCCGCCGTTCGGCGGCGTCGTAAAACGTTCTCGGTTGATCTCCTCAAGCAGCGCCGAGCAGATGTCCGCCCGGACGTTTGCCATCTCGCCGTGGTTGTGCACGAACGGCGTCCCATCGATGCAGGACAGACAAGCCGCCCACCAGTACGGATCAGCGGCTGCGCGGGTGTAGTCCGCCATCGTGGGTTCACGCACCATGATGACGCCGACACCAGGCACATCGACGCGCCGCGGCTTCGGTGAGATTGAAGAGAGATCGAACGGCATTAAGCCTCCTCAACGCTGATTGACCACATGCCAGGGCCGGAGCCGTCATCTGTGCGTGTTGCGCTAGTGATGTGCCCAGTTAGTACGTAGGCCACTGAACCCTTGTCCGTGTAACTAAATGCCACGCTCCTGTTTTGAGCGTCTGCTATCGAAGCTGGATTCATATGCGCTCGGATCGCTACGTCTAAAGTGCTGTCTGCCATGCAGTCAAATGTGACGCTGCGTTGGATGCGTCCGGGCATTCGCTTCTCTGCGAAGTCGGCAAGGCTTGTCGAGTCCAGGGATGAGCGGGAATGGCTAAACGTGACATTCTTTGCAAAGTATGTAGCGGCCGAAGATGATTGAAAGTTGAGCGTAAGCGCTCCGCCGTAGCCTGGTGTGATTGCCATTAGGTTGTCTCCTGTACAAGTAGTTCGAGTTGAATAGTCCCGATGCGCTCCGCATCGGTCTTGCCGTCATCTATTGATTCGGTGCTCATGGTCACGCTGAACGCGGACAGGACTAACACACAGTCGTATCCCACGTTCGTAATTGGTGCTGCAAACGAAGTCCGCACATCGTCTACCAGATTGAGGCAATCATCGACCGTATCCGCTATGGCTTGAACCTGTACTGTGATTGTCCAATGGCACAAGGTTGGGATGCCGGAAGTAACTACATCAACTGCAGCGCTGGTGATTTCGTAGACGTAACACGGTGTTGCAGCGCCCGCTTGGCGAACACCACAGAACGCATCTGCTTTCAGTTGTAACTCAACTCGAATAGCCTTTTGGATGTTATTTAGGGACACTCGTATTCCCCATTCCGAGGATCTTGCGAGCCTCAATCAGAATCTCGGAACTGATCGCTTGCATGATCTTGGCTACGTTTGCCTTGCCCCACATCTCGCCGTAGTGGTTGCCGGGGATCATGCGTCCGGAGTGCTTGTGCACAAATCCGTTCTCTGTCCAGGGGAACACAAACTGCCGGCCGCGTGCGCGTGCGCCGCCCTTCTTGCCAAGTTGCACCCCGAGCTCGGCGCGGATTGGTGCGCCGGCAGGGCCCATTCGCTTGGGCGAACTGACGCGAGTAGCGGAGGCAATCGCCTTGCGGTGGACCTTCTTCCCGCTGCGGATGTAAGGCGCATTCAGCAGGACGGCTCTCAGGTTTGCCACGAAGGGCTTGAAGCCCTTGCGGATTGCCTTCTTCCGGACGGCTTCGTTGAGCGCTGGCGAAAGTCGCGCTAGTGTCTGCGTCACTTCCTTGGTATCGATGGTGATGCGGACAGCACCAGACGTGCCTACAGACCCGCCGCTACCCCTACCCGCTGGGCCCATGTATCGATCGTGGAATCTCACGGCGTCACCTCCGCAGCAGTCACGCGCAAGCGTTTCTTACGCCCACTGTCCGGGTCCACCAGGCTCAACACGTTGTACGCGGTTCCGTTGAGGACCAGCCGGCTACGCGTGTTGATGATCGGACTCCAGGCAGTCTCGATATCCAAGTTCGTCCGTATCGCCGAGCCGCGATCATCCATGACCTCGCTCTGTGAACTTGTGACCATGCCGCGAACCGTGCCGACATTTAGCCAGGCTAATTGTGCTTGGCCAAATGCGTCAACCGTCTGTGTAGACGTTTGCACCGTCAAGACTTCGCGCCAGAATCCACATCCGGCCATAAATCATCCGATCGATTGGTCTGAGTGCATCCGCCGTATGGTTTGGATGAACGGGTGCGGCTCGGGGGTCACGGCGTCATCGCCGCGCCACGGTTCAAGGCCACCGACTTGCAGCCGGATAGCCATCCACTCTTCCTCCGACATCACCGCCACGCCACGGTTGGTCGCAGCCTCCCACATGGAGACAGCCGCGCGCAAGGAAGCGGCGATAGCCGGATCATCTTCCTGATGACCCTTTTTTAGCCATTGCCTGACGTCATCTAAATTGGTGGGAGTGCCAGGCATGATGTGCTCCACGGCGGCGGGGGAAGGGCCGAAGCCCCGCCCCGCCGCTGCTGAGAGGATGATTAGCCGTTAGTGACTTGCATCTGCACGATGGCCTTCGCGCGAGTGAAGTTGCCGTTCATGAACATGGTGCCCTGGAACTTCACCTGGGCAGCTGCTGCCAGGCTCAGATCATCCCTCATGATCGTGGCGCCTGCCCACTCCCGGGCACTGTAGCCCTCGTTGTGATTGCCTAGGCTGATGATCGTGTTCTTGCCAGTGGTTGCGGTGCTGACGTGCGTCGGCAGGAATTCGGTGACATAGACCGGAAGGCCCATGAGCGTGAATCCTGCACCAGCTTGGCCTACCGCATCGGCTGATGGGATAAACACGGGCACGCCATTGATCGTCAAGTTAGCGATCTTTGCGTACACATCCTGACTCATGAGCCAGGACGCGGTGCCCCAGTAACTCGCAGGGAGGCTGGTGTAACGCATCGCGGTGAGATTCGGCACTGTGCACGCTGCTGTTAAAGCAAGTGCGCGAGTTGTGCCGGTGCTTGTTGCAGTCGCGATCGTGCAACCAGTCTGCACTGTGAAGAGGCCAGTAGGCTGATTGAGCGTGGAACCGTTCGTACCGGTTGAACCACCACCAGCGATGAGGCCCCATTCCGCATTGCGAACGAACTGCCGATTCAAGTTGTCGACCACTTCGGCTTCCAGATCAAAGTTGCTCTGCAAGAGCAGCTGCTTCGACACCGTGGTGAACGGCAAGCACGCTGCCGGAGCCAGTGGAACTTCCGCGAAGACCGGATTGATTTCGGTGCTTGCTTGTGTGCCGACGTCGGAAACGGTCCACGCATTTGCAATCGCGTCAGTGCTGAACAGCGTGTTGTAGCGCAGCGTTTGGTAGCCCTGCACGCCGGACTTGTAGTCCACCAGCTGGCGAGCAACAGTTGACACCTGGGCGTAGTGCGCCATAGCGTCGGTATACAGCTTTGGGATGAGGACCGAGTTGGTCGCAGGGTTCGCGGTGGTCATCGCTGCACGCTGTTCCGGCATACGGCCGCCGCGCAGGTAGCTCAGCCACTGGTCGCGGTACTCGGGCGATGCGCGCCACTCTTCGCCAGCGTCGCGGCGATCCATCGTGCGCTGGATCGGGGTCGCAGCCTCGCGGATGCCATCAGCGGCAGCCATCGCGGCGTTGCGGGCCTCGGTGATCTCCTCGATCTGTGCGACGATCTCGGCGCGGGTTTCTGCTTCAGTGCCTTCGACGTTCTGCGCGCGCAGTTCTGCGAGCTTTGCATTCATGGTGCGGATGTTCATTGGCTTGATTACCTTTGTGATGACTGGCGTTTCTTGTGAGCGGACTTGAGCAGTGGTGGCGTTGTATGCACCCTGCTCGACGATTGAAATCTCTCTGAGATTGACTGAATTGAGTGTGCGCTTCTCACCGGCCCACGAATCCCCACCAGGTGGAACGGAAAACCCGAAGGACATTTCGGAAACCACTCCGCGGCTGACCAAATCCAACACCAGCGAATCGCGCTCTGAACTGCCGAGCGTGGCCGTGTATTTGAGACCTTGCGCGTCCGACTCCAGGGTGAGTGTTCCGCTCTTGGTGTTGGCGAGAATCTGCTTTGAATCGTGCATAAACCACAGCGACGCACCGGCTGCGATCGATGCGTCAAACGCACCAGGCGCGATGCGCTCGGTGAATGTGCCCTTCGCACCCATGAGCGGCTTGCTCCATGAGTTGTAAAGAGCGGCGTAGCCGGTGATGGTCTTGCCTTCAACAGCACCGATGGATGCCTGGCGTGTTTCTAAATCACTCATATGGTGGGTCCCCTTCGTCTGCGTCTGCGAGATTCGCAGCGGGTGTGATGCCGGAGATCACCGGCGCCGGATCGTCAAGGCCTGCGATACGTGGCAAACCGAGCCGCACGCGTGCGTCGTTCGGTGCCAGGACGCCGACTTGCACCAGCGCCGCGTACGCCTTGCCGGCTGTGCGGAAGTCGCCTTGCGTGATAGGAACAAGATCAGTTTTGATGCGCTCACCTGGTGGGAGCAGCTTGCGCGATAGTTCCGCATCGATGCCGGCGCAGAACGGAGCCAAGCAATGCGTCACGTAGGCCTGTGCGATCTCAGGTTGTGAGCGCCCCTCGCCCTGATAGAGCAGTTGCGGAGGCACGCCGAATGCACGCGCCACCTCTTCAACGCCCATCTTCTTGGCGTCCATCAAACGAGCGGCAGCGTCCGCAGCCATCTGCGATGCCTTCATGCCTTCGCCGAAGAACGCCGGGAAGCCAAGTTTGTCTGCGCCGCTGTGTTGCTCTGCCCACTTAGTACGCATCGAATCGCGCGCCGTAGCA